GGATGGGGTCGCTTGACAGGCAGGCAAATCTGTGGCGTAATTCGGTCACGCGAAGCTCACCCTAATGAAAATTAGGTGGGCTTTTTGCATTTCGGCCCGGCGCCCCTCGATCACTCGCAACAGCAGTACACAACGCGAGAGTAGTGCCGGGCCACCACCCGCGAGCTGACTGAGCGAATCAGCAGCATGCCCCGATGCTCCGGTAAGCGTCAGTTTTCCCGGGCGCTCCCCCGGTTTTATGACGCGGCAGGCGGGATCTATTGGCGAACAACCCTAGAGGATTCGCAACCATGGCAAGGCCAACAAAGTTCAAGCCCGAGTTCGTGGCGCAAGCTGAAAAGCTGTGCCGACTTGGCGCAACCGATATTGAGGTGGCGGATTTCCTCGAAGTGGATGTGCGCACCTTGTACCGCTGGAAGGGCGAGCACGAGGAGTTTTGTCAGGCCTTAAAAGCTGGCAAGGATGTGTCCGACGAGCGTGTGGAGCGCAGCTTGTTCTCTCGGGCCACTGGCTACGAGCACGACGAGGTGGATATCCGGGTGGTTGGTGGCGGGATCGTTGAAACACCCATCCGCAAGTTCTACCCGCCTGACACCACGGCGGCGATCTTTTGGCTCAAGAACCGCAAGCCCGAGCAGTGGCGCGACAAGACGGAATCGGCGATCACCGCTGATGTGACGTTCAGCAAGATTCAGCGGACCATCGTTAAGCCTGAATGAAGACGTTGGAGATACAGACAGCGGCAGTTTATGAGCCGCTGTTAGCCCCTGCGCGCTACAAGGCAGCGTGGGGTGGCCGGGGGTCAGGCAAGTCTCACTTCTTCGCTGAGCTGCTGATTGAAGACGCGATGGCCGAGCCGGGTGATTCTGGCGAGGGTTTGAGAACAGTCTGCATCCGCGAGGTGCAAAAGGATCTGGCGCAGTCCTCCAAGGCGCTGATTGAAGCCAAGCTATCGGCGCACGGGATCACCGAGGCGGATGGCTTCAAGGTGTTCCGCGATGTGATCCAAACGCCAGGCGATGGCCTGGTGATCTTCAAGGGCATGAACGACTACACGGCCGATTCCGTCAAGTCGTTGGAGGGCTTCAAGCGCGCCTGGTGGGAAGAAGCGCAAACGGCAACGCGCAGGTCATTGGATCTGCTGCGGCCAACGATCCGCGCTCCTGGCTCTCAGTTGTGGTTTGGCTGGAACCCGCGCCACAAGGATGACCCGGTTGACCTGATGTTCCGTGGCGCTGAGTTGCCAACGGGCGCCGTGGTGGTTCGTGCCAACTGGCGTGACAACCCGTGGTTCACGGCAGAACTTGAGCAAGAGCGCCTTGACTGCCTGCGGATGCAGCCCGAGAAGTATGACTACATCTGGGAAGGCGGCTACGAGTCGATCCACGATGGGGCTTACTTCGCTGCTGGACTGAACGAGGCGAAGGCCCAGGGGCGCATCGGGTTTGTGCCTGCTGACCCGTTGATGACGTTCCGCGTGTTCGTGGACATCGGCGGCACTGGGGCCAAGGCTGACGCCTTCACGATGTGGGTGGCGCAGTTCGTCGGGCTTGAAATCCGCGTGCTGGACTATTACGAGGCGGTCGGCCAGCCACTGGCGACTCACCTTGCATGGCTTCGGTCAAAGGGCTATACGCCTGACCGGGCTCAGATCTGGTTGCCGCATGACGGCAGCACGCAAGACAAGGTGCATGACGTGTCCTATGAGTCGGCCATGAAGGCGGCAGGGTACGGAGTGACGGTGGTGCCCAACCAGGGCAAGGGCGCCGCAAAGGCCCGCATTGAAGAAGCGCGCAGGTTGTTCCCATCCATGCGCTTCCACCAAGAGACGACCCAAGCCGGACTTGATGCCCTGGGTTGGTATCACGAGAAAAAAGACGAGGCGCGAGGCATTGGCCTTGGTCCTGAACACGACTGGTCGAGCCATGGGGCTGACTCATTCGGGTTGATGTGCGTTGTGCATTCCATCCCACGCGGCCCGTCCGCACCAATCAAGTACCCGAAACGGAGTCTTGCATGACCTCTGATGAAATCCTGCTGGCCTTGCGGCTGGTTGCCATGGGCCGACCTGCGCACGATGAGGTCAAGCGTCTGGCTGAGTTCTTGGCGGTGAAAGAGGCGCCGATGGCTGATTACTTCAAGCCCGAGCCTGAGCCTTTGCCCGCGTTCCCGACCTCTGAGCAGGTCGAAGCCGCCAAAGAAGCCAAGCCCAAGCGCGCCAAGAAAGCCGACTGATGGCAAAGATGGACGAGGAAACCCTGCTGAGCTTCCTTCAGGCGGAGGAAAGCGAGGCTGGTGACTACGTGTGGGGAAAGCTCGCCGAGGACCGTGAGAAGGCTATGCGCGAGTATGAGCGCATGCCCTACGGTGACGAGGAGGATGGGCGCTCATCGTTCGTGACCTCTGATGTCATGGACACCATCGAATGGGTGCGTCCGGCCTTGCTGAAGATCTTTGCTGGCGGTGACCAGGCGGTGACGTTTGAGCCGACTCGCTCTGAAGACGTGGCCGGTGCAGAGCAGGCCAGCGAAACGTGCAACTACGTGTTCTTCAAGCAGAACAACGGCTTTCTTCAGCTTTACACCGCGATCACTGACGCACTGATGCTGCGCAACTGCGCCATGATGTGGCGATGGAAAGAGACCGAGACGAGCGAGACGGTCAAGCTCAAGCAGGTCAACGACTTGCAATTGCTGATGCACCTTCAAGAGGTTGCAGACAAACAGCCAGAGATCGTGAGCGCGTCTGACCCAGTGCAAGTGCAAGACCCCCAAACGGGCGAGGTGCGCGACGTTCGGGATGTGGAGATCAAAACCCGCTTCAAGCGTGGCCGCGTGGACATCGAGGCATTCCCTCCAGAGGAATTGCTGGTGTCTCGCAACTGGAAAACGCCCCTCCTCGAAGAGTGCCCCTACGTGTGCCGGATGATGCGCGTGACGCTCTCCGAACTGCGTGAGATGGGCCACACGGACGTGACGGCCGACGATCTGAACGCGGCTGACCGAATCGAGGCCAGCGCAGACCGGAACCTGCGCGATACCGAGTCGCAGGAATGGACCCGCTACGACTCCGCGTCGGGCAGCGATGACGAAAGCCGCATCGAAGGCTGGTTGCGCATTGAATACGTGCTGTGCGACTTTGACGGTGACGGGATCAGCGAACGCCGCATGATTCTTCGCTTGCATGACCGCATCTTGAGCAATGAAGAGTGCTCACATGTGCCGATTGCCACAGCCTCTCCGATTCTGCGCTCGCACCGCTGGGACGGTCACAGCCTGGCCGAGTTGGTGTCTGATCTGCAGCGCCTGCACACGGTCATCACGCGGCAGATGCTGGACAGCCTGTACTTGGCTACCACTCCGCGCAAACGGGTCTTGGAGGACTCGAATGGCGGCCTGATGGCCAACATTGATGACCTGCTGGATTCCCGCGTGGGCGGCATTATCCGCATGAAGTCGGCAGACGCGGTGCAAGAAGACACCGTGCAATGGGTAGGCGGCCAGGCCTTCCCGATGCTTGAGTACGTTGACCGCGTGCGGATGAACCGCAGCGGCGTCAACTACATGTCGTCGGGGCTGGACTCCAACGCCATCAACAAGACGGCAGCAGGCGCCCGCATCACTGACGGCCGGATGCAAGAGCGCACCGAGTTGATCGCTCGCGTGTTGGCTGAAACGCTGGTCAAGCCCATGTTTGCGGGTGTGCTCAAGCTGCTCACCGAAAACTGCATGGAGAAGTTGGCATTCCGCCTGCGCGGCGAGTTCGTGGCCTATGACCCGCAGGAGTGGCGCGACCAGTACGACATGACCATCAATGTCGGCTTGGGCACTGGCAACAAGGAGCAGCAGGCAATGAGTTTGGGGCAGATCGAACAAGCCCAAGCCATGGCGGTGCAGGGTGGCGGCATGGGCCTGATGGTCACGCCCAAGAACCTCTACAACCTGCAAGCGCAGAAAGTGAAGTTGGCAGGCTTCCAGAACGTCGATGACTTCTGGACCGACCCCGGCGAGAACATGCCGCAGAAGCCGCAAGCACCCAACCCAGAGCAGGTCAAGGCGCAGGCTCAAGCGCAGGCTAAGCAGATCGAAATGCAGGCCGACCAGCAGAAGTTCCAGGCCCAAGCCCAGCTTGACCAGCAGGCCGCACAGCAAAAGATGGCTTTCGATGCTGAGCAGGCCGCCCTTGATCGTCAGCTTGAGCTTGAGAAGGCCCGAATCGATGCAGAGGTGCGTTTGACCATTGCGCAGATGAGCCGCGAGCAAGCCGCAGACAAAGCCGAGTCCATCGCCGAAGAGATGGACAACCCGGTAAGCCAGGACTAAACCAATGACCGACAAGACAAGCCGTCTGCGAGTTGCATCGCAGCGCGGGGAACACGCGCGTCTGGTGCTTGAGAACCCGGCCTATCAGGAAGCCATGAGGGCCATGCAACAGCAAGTTGTGACG